GGACGGGCGCGACTCTCCCCAGTATACACCCCCATCTCCCCGTGTTTGCGCCTAAAAACGATGGTTGCCTTGAGTGTTGCCATTAGCTATACATGGGTTCCCCTCAGTCTGGGGGCATGGTTAGCGCCGCAGCGGCTGTGTCCCCAGACGTTTTTCTTGGGGTTTTGCGGACCCCCCACCCCTGTGATTTAGGACTGACCCGGGGGGTGTTTGATTTGGGGTTTTGAAATTATAGATTTTGGCGTTATGGGTGTGTTTGGTGTTGTGACGCACTGGACCGGAGAAGACGATGGGGAACCCCACGGACACTGATAGCATCCCGGCTGAGGACGATTTGTCTTTGTGGGATCAGGTGGTGATGGATGGAGTGAACGGCGACACGAAGATGACGCCGGACGCTATATTTGTTCGCGAGTATGTGAAGACTGGAGATGCTTTGCTGGCGGTGAGTCGGGCGGGGCTGGGTGATTCGCGATATGCGTTGAGTGTGGTTGCTGAGTATCATCTGGGCCGGCCTGAGATTCGGGCTGCGATTGAGATACAGCGGGAGATGGTGAGGGAGGAGCGTGGCCGGGATCGTGGGTATACGCGGGAATTGATATTGGATGATTTGGAGGTTTTGCATCAGAAGGCGAAGGAGGATGGTGCGTATGCGCCTGCGATAACGGCGAAGAAGGTTCAGGCGCAGTTGCTGGGATTTTTGGATCAGACGGTTCACGTTCGGCATTCGGTTGAGCCGAGTGAGATGAGCACGGAGGAGTTGCGTGCGCGGATAGCTGAGTTGAGCAGGGATTCGGGGATGGGTGGTTTACCGGCGCCTGAGGTTCGGCTGGAGGTGGATCGGCCGTCGATTATTGAGGGTGAGTTTGTGGAGGTGAGTGATGAGCAGGCCGTATAGTTACGCGACGCGGTTCGTATCTGGGTTGTTGGACCCGAAGGCGACGATGATTGTGGAGTTGCTGGACACGATGGATCACGGGCGGGATGGGTATGATCTGTTGCTGAGGCAGCACGCGCCCTTCCCGGACACGCAGGAGGGTCGGTTGAACCGGGAGGGTTTGCACCGGCTGGTGGATGCGTGGCTGGACGGTGTGGAGTTTAAGGGATGAAGGTCGTAGATTTTAAGCCGAGGATGCTGGATTCGATGAAGGGCGCGCCGCAGTATCTGCGGGAGTTAGCTGAGCGGATTGAGTCTGGGTTGGTGACGGAACTGATAGTGGTTTCGAATCAGTCGGATGATGGGCATGTGTATGAGAAATACGGTGCGTGGGAGGACCGTTGGCGCATCTTGGGTGCGTTAGAGGACGCGAAGGGTAGGGTGCATGACGGCTGACGCTGACACACTGAAGGCGTTGATGGAGGAGTTGCTGCGCCGTGAGGAGGCTGTGGGGTCGTTGGCGCGGTATATTGAGTATGTGAGTGGGATGAAGCCTCCGCCGCACATAGAATTGCTGTGTGAGAAGCTGGAGGCGGTGGCGGATGGTCGGATTAAGCGGCTGATGATCAGTATGCCACCGGGTCATGCGAAGTCGTTCACGGCATCGCAGCACTTTCCGGCGTGGTATTTGAGTAAATACGGGAAGCGGAATCTGATTTGTGCGACGCACACGCAGGAGTTGTCGGATAGTTTTGGTTTGAAGGTGCGTAATCTGATCAAGTCGGACGAGCACCGGAAGATTTTCCCGGAGGTTGGGATTAGTTCGGATAAGACGGCGGCTGGCGAGTGGATGACGCTGGAGGATGGGTCGTATAAGGCGACTGCGGTGGGTGCGTCGGTGACGGGTCGTCGTGGGCACTTGCTGATTGGGGACGATTTGCTGTCTGGGATTGAGGCGGCGGAGTCTGAGACGCACCGCAGGAAGTTGTGGGCGTGGTATAACAGCGATTTCTATACGCGGCGGGTGGATGATGACACGGCGATCATACTGATTGGGACGCGCTGGCATCTGGGCGATCACTTTGGGATGCTGGATCAGGAAGAGCGGGACGGCACGGGTGAGAAGTGGGAGCGTGTGATCCTGCCGGCGCTGGCGCTGGAGGACGATCCTCTGGGGAGGAAGCCGGGCGAGGCGCTGTGGGAGTCGCAGTTCAGCCGGGAGAACCTGCAGAAGATCCGGGAGCGGTCATCGACGACGGCGCGGATGTGGTCGTCGCTGTATCAGCAGAACCCGGTGGTGGATTCGGGTGGGATCATCGACGCGACGTGGTTTAAGTGGTGGCGGCAGCCGGAGCCACCGCAGGTGAAGTATGTATTGCAGGCGTGGGACACGGCTCTGACGGCGAATAAGACGTCGGCATACAGCGCGTCGACGACGTGGGGCGTGTTTGACGATGAGAATGGGGTTCCGAACCTGATATTGCTGTCAGCGTGGCGTGAGCGGGCTGAGTGGCCGGTATTGCGGCGCATGGTGCAGCGCATGGCGAGTGATTACCGGGACGATAACTATCGCATGCCGATTAAGGCGTCGAAGAACCGGAAGCCGGACACGGTATTGGTGGAGGCGAAGGCGAACGGTCAGATGCTGATACTGGATTTGGCGCGTGCTGGGATTGTGGCGACGCCGTTTAACCCGGACAGGCACGGGGATAAGATCGCGCGCGTGCGGTTGGTGACGGATCTGATTGAGAATGGGCGGGTATGGCTACCGGCTGCGGGCCCGACGTATCAGCAGTTGCGGAAGTGGGCTGAGGAGTTTCAGCAGCAGTGTGTGCAGTTCCCGGCGTCGGATTCGCGGGACTGGGTGGACACGATGACGATGGCGTTTCTGCGGATTAAGCAGAGCGGGTGGGTATCGAATACGGAAGACCCGTATGAAGAGGTGTATGACACGCCGGGAGAGGTCGTGTCGTTTTATTGACGGCGTGTTAGGTAGATGATAGGAAGTGCCATGGCTCGAAAACCGACTAGCATCGAAGACACGCTCCGCCCGGCCTTTGAGGGTATTGGTGGCGTTGACGTTGAAGCGCCCGTTGAGGGTATTGATGTTGTGTTCGAGGAATCGGGCCCGATGCTGTTGGACGGGGTGGAAATCCTTGAGACTGACGACGGCGGCGTTGAGATTAACTTTGATCCGCTGAACGACGTTCCTGAGATGGTGGCGCATGACGCGAACCTCGCGCTCTACATGGACGATATGGACCTCAATGCGCTTGGTGAGAGCCTGCTGAGCGGCGTTGAGGAAGATCGTCAGAGCCGTGGTGACTGGGAAGCCACCATGTCGGAGGGCATTAAGCTGCTCGGTCTCAAAATGGAGGACCGGACGATGCCGTTCCGGGGGGCATCAGGCGTTTACGACCCGCTCATGGCAGAGGCTGTGGTTCGTTGGCAGGCGGTGGCTTGTGGAGAGCTGTTGCCTGCCAGCGGCCCAGTTAAGACACAGGTCATTGGGGTGGCGAATGAGCAGTTGGCTGCGCAGGCGTCGCGGGTTCAGCAGTTTATGAACCTGTATCTGACGGAGCTTGCCCCTGAGTTCTACGAAGAGTTCGACCAGATGCTGTTCTGGCTGCCTCTGGTGGGTTCGACGTTCAAGAAGACATATCAGGACCGGCTGCTGGGACGCCCTGTGAGCCGGTTTGTTCTGCCGGATAACTTCATCGCGGCCTATGGCACGACGGATCTGTCGACGAGCCCGCGGTTCACTCACATCTCGCCCATGACGGTGCGGAACTTCCGGTTGGCGCAGTTGGCTGGAGTGTATCGGAACATTGATCTGGGTGACCCGCAGCCGGATGACAGCGCGCAGACGCCGATTCAGGCTCAGGTTGATGGTGTTCAGGGGGTCGAGCCGGGTGCTGATGGCACGCAGGAATACCGAATCTACGAGGTCTATGCGGACCTGAATCTGGTCGGATTTGAGAACGAAGACGGTATTCCGCTGCCGTATATCGTGTCGATTGAAGAGGGTAGCCGCAAGGTTCTGTCGATCTACCGGAACTACGAGGCTGACGACCCGACGTATCAGCGTGAAGATTGCTTCACACACTATAAGTTTATGCCCGGTGTGGGCTTCTATGGTCTTGGCTATGCTCACCTGTTGGGCAACAGTGCGAAGACGGCGACATCGATCCGCCGGCAGCTGATTGACGCAGGGACGTTGAATAACTTCCCGGGCGGTCTGCGTGTGAAGGGCATGCGGATTGAGGACAACAACATCGGGATTGGTCCGACCGAGTTCCGTGAGATTGATACGGGCGGCCTGCCGATCCAGAACGCAATCATGACGATGCCCTATAAGGAGCCGTCACAGGTATCACTGGAGTTGCTGCGTGAGACTTCCGAGGGAGCGCGTAATCTGGCGAATACGGCGGAAATCGCTGTTGGGGAAGGCCGACAGGATGCCCCAGTTGGAACGACTGTGGCTCTTATGGAAGCGGCGACCCGCCTCCAGTCTGCCACGCTCAAGCGTTCGCATAAGTCGTTCAGTAAAGAACTGAAGCTGCTGGCGAAGCTGTTCGGTAAGTATCTGCCTGACGAGCCGTATCCGTTCCCGGTACGTGGTGGCATGTCGGCAATCATGCGGGAAGATTTCTCGGATAACATCGACGTCATCCCGGTATCGGACCCGAACATTTCTTCGTCGGCCCAGCGCCTGATGCGGGCAGAGGCGTTGCTGCGGTTTGCCACCCAGCAGCCTGACCAGCACAATCTGCGTGAGGCCTATCGCCAGATGTATGTGGAGATGGGCATCCCGGACGAGAAGATCGAGCTGATCCTGTCGAGGCCGCAGCAGCAAGCGCAGCCGTTGGATCCGCTGACCGAGAACCAGAACGCGATCATGGGTCTTCCGCTGCGCGCAGCTCCGTATCAGGATCACGATGCGCACATCGCGGCACACACGCCGATTGCATCGGAGAACCCGGCTCTTCAGGCGCACATCAACGAGCACTTGGCTCTAAAGATGCGTGTGCAGGTTGAGCAGATGATTGGTCAGCCGCTGCCGCCGCCCGGCCAGCCGCTGCCGCCGCAGATTGAAAACCAGATCGCGGTTATGGTGGCGCAGGCCATGCAGCAGCTCGCGCCGCAGTATAAGCCTGAGCAGCAGCCTGATCCGTATCTGGAGATCGAGAAGGCGAAGATTGTTCAGAAGGCCGAGAAGGCGAAGCTCGACGCTGAGTCTCGCGAGAAGGCGGCTGAGATTATGGCTGCGGCTGACATTGCAGACACTGAAGCCAAGGAGCGCACGGCGACGCTCAGAGTATTTGCCGATTTGGCAGATAACCCAGCACCACCCGAACCATATTCCACTCAATTCCTTGGAGATCAACGATGAAGTCCACTGATCTGCGGGCGAAGGCTCGCGCTATCTTTGGCCCGGCTATTGCCGAGCCCATGCCGAAGCAACCGAATGGCGCGAAAGCCCTGCAGGAGCGTGCGAATGCGCGTCCGATCCCGACCTATAAGGATGGTGGCGCGATTAAGAAGCCGGTTCTGACGGCTGCCGAGCGCAAGATGGGCGATGCCCTCATGATGACGAAGAAGGGCCGCGATGTGATGGCCTATCAGGATCGCATGGCTGCTGAAAAGGCGAAGTCTGACGCTGAAAAGCGCGCGCGCGCTGACAAGATGCTGGGCATCACAGCGAAGAAGGACGGCGGCAAGGTTCGCACGTCGGCTGACACTGCCCGTGCTCTGGCAACGGAGATGGGCGGCATGAAGAAGGGCGGCGCGTGCATGGGTAAGCCAGCCAAGAAAGCCATAGGCGGTAAAATGATGAACGCTGTGGCTAAGAACCCCGGCGGGATGCTTGGTAAGGCAATATCTAAGTTGCCTCCAGACGCTCGGGCAAAAATGGAAGCTGGCATGGCCCAAAGCAAGCCGCCTCGTTTTTTTGCGAAAGCCATGAACAACCCTGAAGTTGCTGCAATGATTGGAGCGGCAAAGAATGCGCTCCCGGCTATGGGGTCGCAGTCTTCGTCTTCTGCCCGCGCTGGCATGGATGGCGGCATGCCCGTTAAGAAAGCTGTCGGTGGCGCTGGTAAAACCCGTAAGGGTCAGGCCCCGATCAAGCGGGCTCAGGGCGGCGCTGCTAAAGTGCGCAAGGGAATGATGACGCCGACCGGGCAGATCACGCCGGGTAAGCGCTGCAAGTAACGGGGGTGTAATCATCATGCCTAGCAAAATGGTACAGGTAGCCCCGAATGAGATGATACGCCGTAATCCCGGCGAGTCTGATGCTGACGTCCGCAGGCGGTGGCTTGCTGAGCAAAAGAAAATCAATGACTTTCTCCAGCGGAGAGAGCAGGATAGAGCTTTCTACGCTCGGCGCGCAAAGCAAGATATTGCTGGCAAGACTGAAATGGATATCCTGCGTGCGCTGGGAGTTGATAACTTTTCAAAGGGAGGGAAGGCCTCCAAGAGGGGCAAGAACCCGGATTCCGTTGTGGTTAAAGGCATGCAAAAAGTTCGTGGCAAGTAACGGGGGGCGCGGCTGTGCCATCGCGATCTAAGAGCCAGTATCGCTTGATGAGTGCAGCCGCGCACAACCCGAAGTTTGCAAAGAAAGCTGGGGTTCCGCCAAGCGTGGCAAAAGAATATCACGCAGCGGATAAGGGCTTAAAATACAATAACTTACCGGAGAAAAAACATGTCAGCAGAGGAACTGCGAAATAGGAGTGTGCAGCGGATCTCCGAACTGAGGGACCGCGCCACCGAATATTCCTTGAATGCACGATTCCGGCCGTCGACCTATGGGGATAATTTCATTCCCGCCGTCTCGGCTGAAGAGATTGCCCTTCAGGTACTGGAGGGGAATGCGTTGGTGCGTGGCTATACGGCTGCAATCGAGGCGCTCAACGAAGAGTATAAGCGTATGATGCAGCCAGACGACGAGAAAGTACCGGAGCAAAGAAAAGGGAGTCATTACTGATGAGCATGAGTAACATTGAGCCGCACGAAGAGGAGCTGGCGAAGAACCTGATCAACGAGCATTTCGTTGAGATGACGGGAAAGCCGTTCGACATGCGACCGGCCGGTTATCTGGTTGCGGTTAAGATCTATGTCCGCCCTGAGGAGCTCAAGACGATCACGCAGGACGACGGGACTGAGGTCACTCTGTACCTGCCGGACACGGTGCGCGCTGAGGATAAGTATTCCTCGGTCTCGGCGCTGGTCTGCGCTGTCGGTCCTGAGGCATATCAGGGTGATAAGTTTGAGCGTTCCGGGCCGTGGTGCAAGGTGGGCGATTGGGTTCTGATCCCGCGCTATGAATCGACGATGGTGTCGTATCGTGGCGTTGCGATGGCGCTCTTGCCCGATGATCGCGTGATGGCTGTCATCACGGGTCCGGAAGATGTGATGGCAGGCAACTCTGCCGATAGGTATTGAGGAGTGAATCATGGAAGGTGAAGACGAAATCAAGGATCTTCCTCTCGTAGAGGACGGTCCGACAGAAGACGTTGATATCGAGATTACTGAAGAGGATCTCGGTGAAAGTCTTGCTGATTACGACACCGATAGCGAGCAAGAGGCCGCCGAAGAACCTGCCGAAGAAGCCGCCGAGGAAGCTGCTGAAGAGGAAGAGGAGGAAGAGGAGGAAGCTCCAAAGCGCAAGCGGTCACCTGACAAGCGCATTGCTGAGCTCGCGCGCAAGGCAGCGGAAGCTGAGCGTCGAGCGCAGGAAATGGAGGCTCGCCTTCAGCAGGCCGAGCAGATGCGCCAGCAGTCCGACATGGCGATGATGACGCACTATGAGCAGCGCATCGTTGGTCAGGCGGACGTCATCAAGCAGCAGCTGATCGACGCGCACTCGATTGGGGACAGCGAGAAGATCGTTGAACTTCAGGGCGAATACTACAAGCTGCAGGCTGATCTGACGAGCATCCAGAACTGGAAGGCTCAACAGGAGCTGAACCCTCCGCAGCCTAAGCAGGCCGTTGAACAGCAGCGCCCGGCGCAGAACCAGCCAACTCTGGAGCCGCGCACAGCGGAGTGGGTTTCGAAGAACACATGGTTCCAACCCCAGTCTGCTGATTTCGATCAGGAGATGCACGAGGAAGCTACCATCTATGCTCGCCGTATCGAGCGTCGGTATCGCGCTGAAGGTCGCGAGGATGAGATTGGTGGTGTTGATTACTTCACGGAGATCGACCGTCACATGCAGCAGGAGTTTCCTGACGCATTCAGCGAGCGAACAGTTCCGTCAAAGAAGGTTCCACCCATGAGTCGCGACTCAAAAATCGCCCCAGTCCAGCGCAATGCAGGTACGGGCCAGCAGCAAAAGAACAGCAAGACGATCCGTCTGACCGCGGACCAGCGGCGCATGGCGCATCAGCTGGCGCAATCCGGTGCAATCAAGAAGCCGAATGGCGGCCGGATGACGGATATCGAAGCAGAGAAGCACTATGCGGTGTTTCTAATGAAGCAAGGTAAAGGAGCATAACAATGGCACGTCAATCACGTATGGCAGAAAGCCGCGCCGCAGATAGCCGTGAAGCGGGCCTGCGCAAGCGTCCGGATACGCACTTCCAGTCGAAGCTGTATGTCCCGAAGGATAAGATCCCGCCGAACATGACCTATGCTTGGGTGCGTGAATCGACTCTCAACGAGCCGGATCCTGATAACATGACTGACCGCATGATCCGTGGATGGCAGCCGGTTCCAGCGTCTCGCCACCCTGAGATGGTCCCGCCTCCGCTGCCCGGCTATGAAGGGTTGGAAGTCGCTGTCATCCGTCGCGGCGGCCTTATTCTGTGTGAATGCCCGACACGCGAAGTGGCGGAGCGTCAGCAGGATCGCGATCTTGAGAATATCGAGACGCTGCAGGACGTGGCATGGACGGGCAATGCAGACCCGAACCTGCCTCGGATTGATGAGAGCAGCGTTGGTTTTGAGCGGGTGACATCCTTCAAGGATTAACCTCCGGTCGTGGCGGCCCTTTATACCCCGTGTCGCCACGCCTAACTCCCCCGCTCGGGTGACTGGGCGGGGGCTTTTTATGCGACGTTGACAGTCCTGTTTAGTTCAGGTAATCTTCCAACACTCGACGCCAGTCACGTATCTGGCATTTCGATTGCGGTCACGTATCCGCACCCGGGTCGGGGTTAAGATTTAAGCGATGTCGCGTCACGTATCGCGGCACCTCCAAGGCGGGTCAAAGCCGATCATCACTCACTTCAGCATGGAGATTCCGTATGGCATACGGCACTAATGCGCCTCAGGGTCTTGTACCCGTCAAGAAGCTGGATGGCTCTGCTTGGACCGGCGCGACCAATCCTTACCAGATCGTTACCACCTACGCGACCGCGATTTTCCGCGGCGACCCCGTCACCATTGGTTCGTCGGGCTACCTCGAAGTTGGCGTTGCGGGCTCTGCCTGCGTCGGCGTCTTCTGGGGTGTCAAGTACACCGACAGCACGGGCGTGGTTAAGTTCATGAACTACTGGCCGGGCAACCCCGGCGTTCTCACCGGCTCGACCGTTGAAGCGCTCGTGATTGACGATCCCGACACGGTGTTCACCATTCAGGAAACCAGCGGCACCGGCACGGCTGGCACGCCCCTGGCGCTTGCTGACCGCGGTCTGAACGCTAACTTCCTGTACACGGCTGGCTCGACGGCTACCGGCACGTCGGCGGTGTCTTTGAACAACGCTACGGAAGCTGACACAAGCACGCTGAACCTGAAGATCCTCCAGCTCGACCCGACTCCGGGTAACGCTGTTGGTAACTTCGCCAACTGGCTCGTGACCATCAATAACCACCTCTATCGTGGTGGCGTCACTGGCGTCTGATCGGCCAAGCAGGGAGATTTGAACAATGGCTATTAACACTACCGCAATCCGCGACCTGCTTCGTCCCGGTTTGGCTGCCGTCTTTGGCGACTACCCGATGTATCCGGGTCAGTGGTCGGAGATCTTTGAGAAGCACACCTCCGATAAGGCTGTCGAAATCGAAGTCGAAGTCAAGCTGCTTGGCCTCGCACAGATCAAGGCAGAAGGTGCATCGACCGCTTACGGCGAAATGGGCCAGCGCTATGTAACGAACTATGTGAACCGTTACACCAGCATCGGCTTCATCATCACCCGTCAGGCGATCAAGGACAACCTGTACCAGTCCTCGTTCCCGCTTCAGGCGAAGGCTCTTCGTCAGTCGATGGAACAGACCAAGGAAGTCCTCGGCGCATCGGTGCTGAACAACGGCTTCTCGGCCAACTTCCCGATTGGTGACGGCCAACCCCTGTTCTCGACGGCTCACCCCATCGACAACGGCACGGTTGCCAACACCTTCGCGGTTCAGGCTGACCTCAACGAAACGTCGCTCCAAGACGCCATCGTCGGCGTGCAGCGTTTCCGCGATGCCGCTGGTCTGCGCATCATGACCA